CGCCTGTGGAGGAGTGAGTGGCGCGTTGCCAAGTCGATTTACGAAGCCCCGGTCAAACAGAATTACTGGCGCGACACACTGGTTCCCCGCGCAAGCAATTCCTATCCGCTGGTGGCCCAGCACGTTCGAGCCATTCTAGATCAGGCCATGCCCGCACTGGTCCCCGCGGCTACGCCGTTTGCCGTGGAACCCAATCCGGGAGTGCCGCGTCAGGTATCCCGTGGATGGGAGACAATTCTAAGCTATCAGCTTCGAGACGCCAGTTTTAAATCTCAGTTGCGCTTGGTTGCCAAGGACGCCGAGATATTTGGCACCGGCTTTGGGAAGTTTGGTTGGGAATCGTTTTCGAAGAACCGTTTGCTGTACAAGCGCGCGGCTCAGCCCACGTCCGTACCTTCACCGGTTCCGGGTGGTAAGCCGACCCTGCTTCACACCAAGGAATCGGATGCGTTGGATGAAGTGGATGTTGAGGATTTTGTTACTCGCCCGTTCTTCAAGCGCGTTGAAATTAACCACCTGATGGTGAGCCCAGGCCTCCGCGAACCCGACGTTCGCTTGGCGGATTACGTGGTTTACCGAGACTATTTGACGATTCGAGACCTGAATCGTTTGCGGGATTTCGAGGGATATAATATTCCTTCGGAAGCGATTTTGAAAGCCATGGCGGCTCCGCCCGCCGAGCAGGCTCCCAGTTCTTCCATGGAGACCGAGGGAACTGCGTTTCCGACCCAGGGCCATCGCGCTCTTCCACGTTATTTGGATGAGTCCGATAACCCGCTGGACCACAAGTTGGAAGTGTTGGAATACTGGACCGCGGACTTCGTTATCGTTGTGCTGCAGCGCAAGCTGGTAATTCGCAACGAAGGTAATCCTCTGGGAGTTGTTCCGTTTGTTTCCTGCTACTGGGATGATATTCCGGGATGCTTCTACTCGTTCGGAATTCCACGTCGAATCGGTGGCATCCAGGCCCACATTCAGGGTTTGCGCAACCTGCGTTTGGATGACGTTCATCTAAACTTGCAGAACATGTGGAAGGTTAAGAAGGGCTCCAATATTTCGACCCAGCCCATTAAGGCATACCCAGGCTCCGTGTTCAAAGTTGAGAACATGGAAGACTTCGAAGCCCTTGAGAAGCAGCCGGTGTTGCAAGAGGCCTACAAGGAAGAAGAAGTTTTGATGGCCGATGCCGAGAAGACTTCGGGCGCGAATGAACTAACAGTTCAGGGTTCTCAGTCGAGCGGCAGTCGATCTACTGGTATGCGCAGCGCGACAGGCGCAGGAATTGTTGGCGGGGCGTCTAGCGCCCGCGTACAGAGTTTTGTGGACGTGATAGCCGAGCAAGTTATGCTGCCCGTGTTGTATTCGTTTTTGAAGATGGATCGTCTGTGGCTTGATCCTGCACTGATGCGCCGAATTGTAGGTGCGTCGATATGGTCCGCCATGGAACAGAATCACGATGGCGATTTGCTCGTGGACATGTGCAATAACGCCGACATCGAATTTAGTATGCTGGCTGGTTCGAATATTGCGGCCCGCCAGAAGATGGCCCAGGCCCTGCCTCTGGAGATGCAGATGTATATGTCTCCTGCTGTGCAGGCAGGTTTGGCCGCCAACCAACTCAAGGTCAATTGGGTGGAGTTGTCTCGCCGTATGGAAGAATCAACGGGCTGGAAGTCGTACGAAGATGTCATTATCCCGCTGACCCCACAGGATCAGCAACGTGCTATGGCTTCAAACCCCAAGGTTATCGACGCCAAGTCTACCCGCGAGCGTCTGCAACAGATGCACGGCAACAAGACCGCGGAAATGGCCCAGGATCATAGCCAGAAGCTGGAACAGATTGATGCCCAGGGTATGGCTAATGCCGGTGAAACGGTTCTTACGAAGTCTTTGGAACGCGCTGAGGAGCGACAGGAGACACCTGACCTGGCTGCCGGACTCGGAGACCTAGGATGAGTGATCGTCCCAACACGCTAGATTTTGAAACATATCTAACGTCGTCGCCGGAACAAGTCCAAGAAAGCGTACTTGAAATCAGTCAGCGTTTGTTGTTCACGTTCCGAACACAGGGTTGGGGGGACGTTATCAAGGAAAGCACGCAAAAAGTCAAACGGGCCGAGCAGGACATTCTAAATTGCCCGCCGATGCAGAAGGAAAAAGAAGCGCATCTGAAATCGAAGTGGCTGGGTATGAAGGAACTTCATCAATTTTTAGTAAACCTGCCGGAGGATGCGGCAGAGCAAGTAAAACTAGCGCGTAAATAAGACCTGCGTGGCCGGGATTGGCCACAAAAAGGAGAATCACATGGGCACCAAAGTTGAAAAGGTATTGAGATACCCTGATCGCGGCGACTCCGTAGAAGAGGCACGCCGAAAGATGTTGGCCGCTGGCGAGGCTCCTGCGGGAGTGGCTAGCGAGCGCAAGAAGAACGAAGCGGCGGGATTCACCGCCGAAGCTGCGGCCCCGGCCCCTGTGTTGACTCCGGCGGCCCCGAGGCCTGCTCCAGCAGCACCTGAACCGCCCCCACCGGCTGTTCCGGCATCCTCAACGGATGGGGTTGAGCGACTAGAAAACGCAAAATTTGTTTTGGCCATTTTCCAGGAGAACGGGGAATGGGTAGGTGAGATCACCTACAAGAACGGTGCGGGGGTGGAGAGATTCGCAGCACCGACCCGCAAGGCCCTGGACATGAGATTGCTGGAAGGTAAGGCTAACGCCACCCTCCGCGTACGCCAGGCCATCCGCCGAGAGAAATTCGGGGAGCAGGAACTGGACAAGTTCTACCCTCTACCCGATGGTTTGACAACCGCCGAGTTTAACGCGATGCCGGAAGTGGCGCAAGGTGCTCTTATTGATGGTGTGGCCACTAAGGAAGCTGTTGTTTTCCGAGACACACACCCTGAGTTTTACGCTATCACGGAAAATTCGCAAAAGATTCAACAATTTTTGTTTAAGCAGAACCTTCCAATTACGGTTCGTAATTTGGAATACGCCTTCAAGGAATTGATGGAAGGTGAGGAAGAACCTCTGCTAGTAGTTAGACCTCAACCGACTTTACCTGTAACACCGTCCGTACCGCCCGTCGCACCGGTAGCAGTGGATTCTGCCCCGGTGGCCGCCGTAGAACCTACCGCACCAGCGGTAGCGCCTGCTGCGCCTCCTGCGCCGCCTGTACGCAAGCGGGGAACTACTGGTTTGCAGCCTGGATTTTCTAGCGCGGGTAACACCGAGCTGGATGCCGAGGAAGGCAACAAATCGAGAGAACCCGCGGAAGCGGAACTTCGTAATCTTCCCCTAGAGGAACTACGACGCAGGGCCCGCGCAACATACAAGCCCCGTCAATTCTAACCGGATTGGTTGGAACCTCTGTTTGGAAGATTAGCCACGTTCAGCACTACTGCCGGATTATGTCCGGTATTTTGTACTAAAAAGAGGTAACAAACTATGGCCGTATCTAACTCATCGGCTTCCTTTGTTATCGGCTCAACACTACCTTCGACGCAAGCGGTTTACTACGACCGCCTAGCTGTCCGTGCTTTGTTCGCCCACCTTGGGTTCCAGGGTTTGACTGCAGAACGTCAGATTCCGAAGAACGCAGGTCGGACGACCCAGATTAACTAAATGTAGGTCTGGTGGGGTAAAGTCCCCTTGTCAGCGACAGTTGACAAAATTTGGCTATATCGGTGGACATCTCTATTATTTACTTGACTTTACCAAGAAATTATGGTACACTTGTTGAGTGGTAAATAGAGACAATACCGAAGGAAGATAGAACATGCCAACGCAAACCGACGCCGCGTATTTGGCTGGTTTCATGGATGGAGAAGGAAGTTTCTCTATCGTCAAAACCTACCAAATTAAGCAGCGAGTAGATGGATCAAAGAGTAAGAACATCCGCTATCACTTGCACGTAAAAATCACCAACACGAACAAGGCAATCTTGGACTGGATTGTCAATCACTTTGGTGGGAGACTGTCAGATAAAAAGCAAGTGAAAGATTGGAAACCTAAATGGGACTTAACCGTTACGGGAAATGGGAACATGGAGAAGTTTATTCTCAGTATACTCCCATACCTGAAAATTAAACGGGAACAAGCCCTTATTGCTCTTTCTTTCGTCCGGTTGCACGGGCAGGAGAAACCAGAAGACAGAAACAGGCTACGCCAGAAAATGCTAGCTCTGAACAATTCTTCTCAATCTCACTCTAAACCTTTAGAGACTAATACGCCAAACACTTCAGAAAGCTTGAAGCAGGTTCTTGAAAACTACGAAGAGTATATAAACTTTTCTTCCGATTTTCAGCCTATTTTAGCCCCTCGAAGTTGAAGATAGAGTCCGAACTCTCGTAGTGATACGAGGCGCGAGCCCGCGGTGACGCGGCCCTCCTAAAACACAATTACTACACGTACAACTTGTCACCTTTCACTGCGAACGTGTCGGCAACGGCTGTGGATATTGGCGGTTCGCCCGTCGATACCGCACCCCCGACCGCAACTGAAGGAGCCGTTGGCACGCCTATCACTCCCACAGAAGCAAGCATCCAAGCCGTACTCGGACAGTATGTCGATTACGTCAACGTGTCTGACTTCTCGCTGGCAGTTGATATTGGCAAGCCGCTCGAACAGCTCAGCGAAATGCTGGGTTACCGTGGCGCTCTCGTAGTTGACACATTGATCCAGCAGGGTTTCGACGCTGCTGTTTCAACCGACTCAACCGCGAGCGTACAGGTTCCTGATGGTAGCTACGTGACCCGTGCTGTAATCAACACGGCTGTAGCTACGATTCGTGGAAAGAACGGGCGTCCGTTCGCTGGTGGACGTATGCGGGGCATAATGCACCCATACATTCTGAACGATCTTGCTAACGACCTAACGGTCAATGGCGTGCTCGACACAGAAAAGTTCACCCGCGAAGGTCAAAAGTGGATTGAAGCTGGCCTCGCAGAAGACAACGAGATCATCCCTGTAGCTGGGGTTGACTTCGTAATGAGCACCAACGTACCGTTGATTGCTAACTTGCCCTCATCCGGTAAGTCTTCGTGGGCAACGTACATCACTGCTGACGAGACGATGTTTTCTATCGCGCTCGGTGGTTTTGAAGACGTTCCTGACGAATCTAACTTCAAAGCAAACATCTACACGTTTGCCCCGTCCGCATTCGACCCGGGTGGCGAAATCGGTGGGGCCGTGTCTTACAACTTCAAGTTCGTTGTAACGCCACGTCCTGCTGCTGCCGGTACCTTCCTGCCGTTCCGACGTATTTTGTCGGAAACTGCGACTGCCTAACTCAAGTCTCGGAGTGTCGAGATTAACCTTGCCCCACCGGGAATGTGGGTAAAATTTTCCAAAGGTTCGCTGGCCTAGCCAGCGGGTTGTCCTCACCTAAAGAGGAATAGAAAGTACGCGAGGGTGCCTCCTCCACCCTCGCGGAAATCTAAATTTTGAGGAGATCAGAATGCTTTCAGATTCATGGGTAAAACAAGAATTCAAGCCCCAGGACGAACTAGCTATCCAGCGTCAGGAACAGTTGCTCGAAGAAATGGGCCTGACGGACCGCGATACCAAGAAGCTCCGCCAGCAAATGCTATCTGCCGACGAGGCTGTTTGCGCGAAGAAGGAAGAACTGACGCGCATCCGCCAGACCAAGGGCCGCAAAGAAAATTGGCTTGCGTTCCTAGACATCAAAGCCCGCATGGGCCGCACGTTGGAGCACCCTCAACTTATTCATCTCCTGTCCGAGGCCTTTCCGCGCCTCCGATGCGCCGACGGAAGAGTGAGAAATACAATATCCATTTTCTACCCCATTTGCCGCACCTGGGATGATGGTAAGCACTGGGGACATCAGTACCTTGGTTGGATGCACAAGGGCTGGAATCCTGAATACGAAATTGATTACGTGGACGAAGACGGAGTGCCTCGCGGCCAACGTAGGGGATGGCGTACCACCCTTTTGAACGCCATCATAGCGAAGGACGGCACCGGCACTTGGACCATGAAGGGTACGGAAGTTGTTTTAGATGGTACCGGGCTTCCCTTAAAGATGCTGACTGAGAATCGGGCCCTAGAAGTTTTTGGTCCACTAACGGCGAGACCGCCAGCGAATACCGCATGCAAATGTTTGAGTTTAGAAATGGGCGCAAGCTTAATCCGATTGCGTTCACATAGAGGAGACTATGTTAAAGAAAAAGAAGAAAGTTTCTAAGAAACCATTTTTAGAGCACCTTCCGGTTACCTACGTGTTGGTTGACCGTGCGGACCCTCCTGTTTCTGTTACGGAAACCATTCTTAAGGTTCAGCAAAGAATGAAGGCGCAGTGTTCTCACTGTCGTCCGGATGGCACTCTCAACATTCAGTGGATGGAACATTCTCGGAACATAATATTGGGAGTGTGCGGCACCTGTCTTTCGCGGTTTGATGCTCGGAAACCAGAAGACCTGAAACTTTTACTACGAGATGGAATCGCGCTTTCCAATATGGGGCGCGCTAGAAAAGAGGGAATAGTAAGGCCTTACATTCCTGAAGGTCCGGCTATTTCCGTTTCTGTACCTAAGCCAACTATTTGGCAGAAAATCAAGAAATTTTTTCGACGTTACTGAGCACGTTCGAGCGCTCAAACCAACGGCTACCTGTAGGCCGACATCACAGGGAAAGGAAGTAAAATGTCAGACGAAAAGAAGTTCAACATAGATAAGGTAGATACTCCGGCAGGACTCACCAACGATCAGATTTTCAAGTTGCTCATGGAGTCCCAGAAACAGTTGGCCGACGCTCTGAAAGAGCAGTCCGCCGCCATTCTGGAATCTCGCAAGCCCTACGTCGATCCGAAGGTTATCGCAGCGCAGCAAGCAGCCAATGAGGAACGTCGTCGGGAAGTGAAAACCACTTTTCTAACCCGGGCAGCAACGAAGGCCCAGTGTCCCCATACTCGAATCAACTCCGACGCGCAGGGCAATAACACCTTCGCAGACAAGTTGAATATCAAGTGGCAGGAGCACTCCAACGGAATCATCCTAGGTGTCTGCGGAACCTGCTTTAGTCAGTTTGATGCTAGAAACTCTGAGGATCGCAAATTCCTCATGCGCGACGGTAATGCCATCAGCAATATGGGTCATGCCCGAGCCCGCGGTCACTAACGAATTACGTTGCGAAAGAACGGCTGGCATACAATCGAGTAGTGCCCTCGATGGGAGAAACACCCGCCGTTACCGCAGCGTCTGAGGAGACAATGAAGAGGGACATCAACATCATCAGTTCGATGGTCGGCGCAGGTCTGGAGCGTGAATACCTCCTGCTCCGTGAATTACTGATGGCAAATGGGCACTATGTGGTTGGAATGCACTACACCAACCTTTCTAACACGCCCATGGTACGAGCCGATATCAACATCTTTTTAGAGGTGGTCTGTCCTCCGGCCCTAAGCCTGTCTCGTGAGAATTGGCTGGTTCCGAATTCCGAGTGGTGGCACGCGCAGAACGATGTGTTTTTGCCACGTTTCACAAAAATTCTTTGTAAGACCCAGGACTGTTACCGAATCTGGTGCCAAAAAGTCGGTCCCGAGAAATGCGTCTTCACCAGTTTTGAGGCCCGAGATATAAACCGCCCCGAGATAGACCGTGAATTGAGATGTCTGCATGTCGCGGGGAAGTCCGAACACAAGAACACGGACGCGGTTCTGCGAGCCTGGAGAATGACCGGCACGCACTTGCCTCACCTGCCGCCACCCGCTTCACTCATTCCTCCCTTGACGATTGTTACACGCTCTCCGGTCTTTGCCGAACATTTCCAGCCCAACACTCCGTTTCCACATGGGAATGTGACACATCTTTCCCATCCTACGGACGAACAGATCATCGAATTGATGAACAGCCACCGGATACACGTCATCCCATCCATGTACGAGGGGTTCGGGCACGTTATACACGAGGCCCTGGGCTGCGGTGGATTGGTAGTGACCACGGATGCGCCCCCCATGAACACGTATGAGGGCATACTAGGGGATTGCACTGTGCCTGTTGAGACCAAGACACCCTATCGTTTAGCGGCTTTGAATGCCGTGACGCCCGCGGCGGTGTATGCCCGCGTACAGCGCGTGACAGCCATGGCTCAGGACCCTGCGATTTGCGCTGAGAAGTCCCGAGCGGCCCGAGCGGGATTCGACTCCAACCGCGCGTTCTTCCGGACCAAGTTCATGAGTCTAGTAAATGGATAAGATGCCCGTGGTGTGGTACGAAGGCGTACTGGGTTTAGAAAAACGCTCGCGCTACGGTTTGGCGTCCCTGTTGAACGAATCTTTCGACAACACCCGAGAATTTGAGTTTGTTCACTGTAGCGGCTGGGCGGATTTGCCAGTGGGTTCTAAGGAAGCCATTGTCGTCGTTCACGGTGAGCATTTGCTGGCCAAGGTAGGCCAGATCGAAGCCGACCTAAATACGTTGGACCGAGCCCTTGTGGTGCTGTTCTGTGATGAGACCTCAATGTTTCCCGGCAGACGGCTGGAACACCCCCGGCGAAAGATTTGGCTACAGACACCGGTCCCGAATGGGTCATCGTCCTACGCCAACCGGTATTTGATTTGCGGTTACCCACACGACGCGCAAACGCACCTAAATCATTTCGATGTCCGTTCCGTGGATCGTCCCTTTGACTGGTTCTTTTCAGGCCAGGTCACCCACGGCAGACGCACCGCTTGTGTTCAGCAGCTGCGCCAGATGAAGGGTGGCCTGTTAAACGAAACCCCGGGATTCTGGCAAGGCCTAGAACGCTCTGAATACTACCGAAGAATGTCCCAGGCAATGATTATTCCATGTCCCTCAGGACCCGCCACGCCGGACACGATGCGTGTGGCCGAGGCCCTGGAAGCCGGGTGCGTTCCATTGGTAGATGGTAACTGTTCTTTGGCCAACTACCCCGAGGGGTATTGGAATTTCGTTTTGAAGTCCCCGCCGCCGTTTAGAATAGTGGATGACTGGAGTAAACTTCCGCAAATCATGGACGAGGAACTGGCCAAGTGGCCCGCGAATAGAGACGCCCTGACGCAGTGGTGGGTAGAGTACAAGCGCAGCATGTCTGATTGGTTGAGGGAAGACTGGGCCGCACTGAGGAGGTAGAATGATTGACGATCAAATAACCGTCTTAATTCCGACGAGCCCGATCCCATCACATCCCGACACAGGCATCATCGAGAAGGTAATTTCCAGCGTCAGATTTCACCTGCCCTCGGCTTTTATAGTCCTCATGGCCGATGGATTGCGAGAAGAAGTAAAGCATCGAGAAGAGCAATATAAGAGATACCTTCACAAACTGCAGTGCTTGGTGGGCGACAACACCAACATGTGGTTAAAGTGTTTTCGAGAACACACGCACCAAGCTGCCATGATGTGCGAAACCTTGAAATATGTAAACACACCTCTGGTTCTTTTTAACGAGCACGACGCCCACTTGGTTACGGATTTCAATCCACGGGACGCAGGCGGGCAGTTCCCCGAAGACTGTACCATAAACTGGCAGGACATTCACGACCTTATTGTGTCCGGCGGGGCAAACGTGGTCCGTTTTTATTTGTGGGAACAGATTTGGCACGAGCACAAACACTTGATGCACGGCCAGATGATTCAAGGTTCCTCCCGATTTATCCAGACCCGACAATATTCAGGGTGGCCCAATGTAGGTTCCGCGGATTTCTACCGCCGGGTTTTGAAGCAGCATTTCGCGCCAGGTCAGAAGCGCATGGTTGAGTTGGGTTTGGTAGGGCCGATTGAAAACGCGGCCTGGGAAGATTATCGCGTCACGTTGTACTACCCCGGCATCAATAATCGCCGCTTTTATCACATGAACGGTCGCTGGGACGAGAAGACGAATACCCGGGATATGGCTGATGGGGGAGTGCACTGGCGATGAAGGTTTTGCTGACCGGGGCCACTGGATTTTTAGGCACCCACTTGACCAACAAACTACTAGAGAATGGTTGGGACATTTTTTCCCTGCAGAGAGGTGGAGGCCTTTCTCACCCGCGGGTCAAGACGCTGTACCATGATTTCCGAGCGGAAATTCCTGGGTACATCTTGCGACAGTTGGAAGGCGTGAGCCACATCGTGCATCTGGGAGCGGAAGTCCATGGACTACGGTCTTTGGCCGATCCTGAGCTATTTGTTCACACTAACACAGTCGGCACTTTCAATATACTGGAGGCATGCCGGAAACTGTCGCCGCAAAAGTTCATCTACATGTCGTCGGCGGATACGATAGGGCCCGCTGAACCGGGGGTCTATCACGACGAAAACTGCGCTCTAAACCCCTCAAGTCCCTACGCAGCCTCCAAGGCCGCGGGAGAGGTCTTGGTTCAGAGTTACGCACGATCATTCGGTGTGCCCGGAATCATTGTGCGTCCCATGAACATGTTCGGGGAAGGCCAGACCACGGGCCAGTTTGTTCCTGACGTAATCAAAAAGATTTTGAACGGTGAGGAGGTTCTCTTCCACGTCGGAAAAGACTGGCAGCCCAGCTCTCGCCAGTGGATACATGTTCGAGAAATTGTTAGCGCCCTAGGCTTTCTGATGATGGATGGCCAGGTTGGCGAGGTCTATCACATTCAGGGGACCGAGAAGACGAGCGCCCAGATTATCGACCTGATTGGGTACAGTTTACACGTCCCGTTTCGTATGCGTTCCACAGTTCCTGGCCGGGCCCATGATATGCGACACGCCATCAAAGACACCAAGCTACAGACTAAGGCATACCGTTCCGACATTTTTGCACCTGATCTAGAAGCTACTACCCAGTGGTACAAGAAAAATCAGGACTTTTTGCAATGAAAACCCTTCTGTTAACTGGGGCATGCGGCTTTGTGGGTTCGCACATTGTGGAGGAGGCCCTGCGATATGAGAATATGCAGGTCGTGGCGCTGGATCGTTTGGCCTACGCCGGACGATTGGACAGGCTGGCCCACCTACGAGGCCCTCGATTGAGATTCGTGTTTCACGATTTCAGTCAGGCATTTTCAACGCCTCTATTGGATGAAATCGGACAGGTAGACTACATTATTCACAACGGGGCCGAATCACACGTAGCCCGGTCGTTTCAGAACCCCGGGGCCTTCGTGCAATCCAACGTGCTGGGTACCCTAAATGTTTTGCAAGCCGCCCGTGTTTTGAAACCCGTTAAAATGGTGTATGTGTCAACGGACGAAGTGATGGGATCGAGCACAGGGAAGCCGTTTCAAGAGGGCGACCCGCTTAACCCCACGAACCCCTACGCCGCCACGAAGGCCGCAGGCGAGTTTCTGGCGCACAGTTATTTCAGATGCTTCGACGTGCCTGTGGTTATCAGTCGCACCATGAATATTTTTGGTGAGCGTCAGCATCCCGAGAAGTTTATCCCCCGAGTGATTGGGCAGATGCTTCGCGGTGAGCAAGTGAAAGTTTTCGGAAGGTTTGAGGTTCTCCCGTCGCACATGGAGAATTTTCAACCCGTGGAAGTGAAGGTGTGGTATCCATGTTCGCGCCATTGGCTTCACGCCCGCGTTCAGGCGAACGCCCTGATGTTTTTGCTGCAGCACGGCGAACCAGGTCAGAAGTACCACATCGACGGTGTTGAAAAGAATAACAAAGAGATTGTGGAACTGATCGAAAATACTTTAGGACTAAAAGTTCCTTGGGTGTGGGCCGACCCGGCGGGTCCTGCTTACGACCTTAGCTATTCCTTGGACGGTTCGCTGCTTCGGGCCCTGGGATGGACACCACCGCGCGACTTTGAAAAATCGTTTCGAGACACTGTGCTTTGGACCGCACAACACCCGGAGTATCTGGAGGAGTAGGTGAAGATCGTTTTCATTGGTAATTTTTCCGTTCCGTATAGCACAGAAAGTCATCATAAATGGACCTGGGAGAAACTGGGCCATGAAGTGGTTGCGCTGCAGGAAAACAAGACCACCACTGATGCCGTAATCGCCGCATGCCAAGGCGCACAGGTTCTGCAGTATACCCACACCCATGGCTGGGACTTTGGAGGGTCGTTTCCACAGCTAGAAATGCTCGAAAAAGCCCGAAATATGGGCGTAAAGTCGTTCAGTTACCACCTAGACCTGTACTGGGGCTTAAATAAGCTTGACAGGCGCGAGGACCGCATTGGAGAGCATCCCTCTTGGAAAGTGGACTATTTCTTCTCTACGGACGGTGGAAACGAGGAAAAGTACCATTCTAGAGGCATAAACCACTTCTGGATGCCCCCAGGGGTTGTAGAATACGCCACCCATAAGGGTAATTTCAGACAGGATTTGGCCTCTGACGTGGGTTTCGTGGGCTCTGTGGGCTATCACCCCGAGTATCCGTTCCGAAAACACCTTATTGACGGCCTAAAACAGCACTACGGGAATCGTTTTAGGGTCTATTCCGGCCTGCGCGAAGAGCCTCTGAATGACGCATATGCTTCAATCAAGGTGGTTGTGGGCGACCACTGCTTCGCGGGTGTGCCAAAGTATTGGTCTGACCGGTTGCCCGAGACCTGTGGCCGCGGGGGATTTATTGTTTACCCGAAAACTGAAGGATTGATGATTCCGGTGCTGACGTATGAAGCCCAGAACCTATCAAATCTGATTGAGACCATAGATTACAGCCTATCGCACGATGAAGAACGCGTCCTCACTCGGAATTTGGCGTTCGATCACGTAAAGAATTGTGATACTTACACGCACCGCCTGAAGGAAATTCTGCAAGTTATGAACGTATAGTTTGTTTCGTTAGATGAAAGTAGAGTCGGTTGCAGATTCCGGCTATTCCATCGAGTTGATTGGCTTCGAAGGTTTCTCCAGTTCTTTTGGGATCAATGACATCTGCATATTCCTGAGATTGTTCATACACTTTCTTGACCCACCAAGCGATTTGGTCTTTACGCGATTTGTTCATTTTGTACCTCCTGCAATCTTTATACCAGAAACCCGAAATCGTGTCAAGTTTATTTTTGAGGGGCAATGAAAATCTCTATATGCATGCCTGTGATGGGTCGAGGCCCGTGGCTTGCCCAGGCGCTCTACTCCATTCTGATGCAGTCCTACGACGACGTGGAAGTGGTTTTGAAGGACGGAGACCCCACCCATCCCGTAACGGACAGTCCTGAAGTTCATTTGGCCCTGCGGTGTTTCCGTGAGAACCAAATTAAATACGCGGTCGGCAAGGACGGTGGAATTTTTCCGGCCACAAACGATTGTTTGAAACGCGCCACGGGCGACATTCTGTATTTCATGTGTTCGGATGATTTGCTTTGCCCAGGTGCCCTGTACGCAGTAGAGCAGGCATTCAAAACCGATAGATTTGGCGGCCCCTTTTGGGTTTGCGGAAAAACTATTTCCGCGGACATTACCGGAAAAACCCTGGGGATCGACGGCGCGGAGATTAGTCTCGATATTCTACGCAAAAACAACTGCATCGGCCAGCCGTCTACTTTCTGGAATCGCCAGATGATGAATTTGACCGGCCTTTTCGATTTGCGATATCGACATGCCGCGGACTACGACCTGTGGTTGCGATTCTGGAAACGCCGAGAACCTTTTTTGCTCGACCAGACCCTAGGCATTTTCAGGCACCACGAAAATCAGAACACCCAATTGCAATCCGTGGCCGTAGAAAAAGAGGCGCGGAGCATTGCTTCGCGGCACGCGCATTTTGCCGATCTGATCGTGAGAGTTCGCAATACTCAACTGCAGAGGCAGGCATACGGCGGCGCACCAATCCCCATTTCTCACGACGACGAAGGGTAGGCATGGCAACAACGAATACCATCCAAAACACTCTCAACTGGCTCACGGCATTTATCGTTCAGCGCCCCACCACAGGGGTGGGCGGAAACGCTAGCGAGCCTGCTCTAACCTCGGCCAACTATATTATGCAGTCGATTCTGTCGGCCCCGTTTCGTTGGGAATGGAATCGCCTTTTTCTTCCCGCTGCAATTACAACCGTCGCGGGAACTACCGACTACCCAGTCAGTATCCCAACCTTTGGATACCTAGAAAAAGCCACGCTTGTAAATGCGACACCCATCGGTAATGCCGCCCCTAACTATGAGTTGGAAGTGTACAAGGTTATCGCCACCGACGGAAAGCAGAATCGTCCCAATCGAATCGCTGTTTTGCTGGACGACAACGCTGGAAACATCACGTTCCGTCTTTTCCCCGTGCCCGATCAGGCCTATACGATAAACATGGATATACAGAAGGCCGCCGTCACCGCTACGTCTCTGGGCAACCTGTGGGCCCCGATTCCCGACAAAATGGCATTTTTGTACGAGCAGGGATTGAAAGCCACCTTGCAGGGTATGTACAACGCCCAACTTTACATGTCCGGAATGGAGCTATTTTTCCGCCAACTAGTGGGCGCGTCAACCGGTTTGAGTGAAGCGGAAAAAGACATATTCCTAGCCGACGCGATCCGATACACCAAGATGCGGTCCGCCGAAACCATCGAAACGCAGCAAGGCCGCCAGGTAAGAGCATAAGTTTTGGAGAATACATGAAGAAGTTCCTTCTATCCCTATTTTTGACTGCAGCAGCCCTTCTAGCGCCCCACGTAGAGGCGCAGGGCTTCCGCTATGACAACATTGCTCTGAACCAAAATGGACAACCCATTGTTAACGCGAGCGTACGTGTGTGCGCGGGCAACGTGGTTTCCGGCCCTGTACCTTGCTCTACCCCCACTCCGATTTACTCCGACGCCGCTTTGTCAATCCCCCTAGTCCAACCGATTATGACCGGCCCGTTGGGGAACTACGGTTTCTTCATTGCTCCGGGAACCGATACCATTTCGTTCTTCGGCACCAACATTACGGGTGTCAACAACATTTTGACGATCCCATGTACAACCACGTACACCGGTTGCGCGGGTAGCACTACGCCCGCTGGAAATTTGGGGGATGTCCAGATAAATGCCGGTCCTACTACTTTGGGTGCGGCGCACATTAACGATACCGGAAGCATTTTGAATTTCTCGGAGAACGCCGCGTTCATTGGTCCAAATCCGTGGGTCGATATAACCACGTATGGTGCGCGGGCGGTTACCTCCATCCCGCAGACCACGGCAACTTGCAACGGTACCACAACGGTCATACTCGCTGCCGATCCCGGTCTTCAGAAGGGCGACGGAGTTGTAATCTATGGCTGCGGAGCGACAAATACTTTGTCTACCCCCGGAGCGCCTACTGTTACGCCGAGCGTGGCAACAAGCAGCCCTGGTTCCGGCGAAGTTACCAATGCACCCGCAGCCTCGACGACTCGTAGTTACAAGATCGTGGCGCGAACCAAGAATTTCGGACTCACCGTTGCAGGCTCGGCAGGAACTACCACGACGGGCGCGGCGACTCTCGGCTCTCCGCCAGTTGCCATTACGTCTCTTACGCGCACCAACAATTCGGTCGCTGTGGTGATGGCTGCCCCGATCATAGCGGCGGTCGGCGCGGTTGTTTGCATTGAGAACGCGACCGATGCGTCTTTCAGTGGCTGCCCTATCATCAACACGTACACCGACACGACGCACTTCACTTATTTACAGGGCATAGATACACGCGGAACCTGGTACGTCAATTCCGCTACTGGTGGGACGGCTCAGACCTACGCAGCCGATCACCTGTCGTGGGCACCAGTCACGAACGCCTGGCAATACTACATCTGCCTCGGAGCCGGTGCTAATCCGATTGGCGTTTCCCTTCCTGGACAGACCACATGGGATTATTTCGGCTCAACGTACAGTGCGGCACCTCCGCTCCCCGACTTCGCAGCAGGCGCTTGCACGGCGGGTGCGGCCACGAATGACTATCTTTCGACCACGATTGTTTCAGGAGCCGGAACAACCACCCTTGTTCTGGCTAATGCCGCCAGCCAAACTAAATCCGGCCAAGTTCTCAAGTTTGACGACGGCCCCGCACTTTTGGCCGCGGCTTTGGCCTCTCCTGCTGCTGGGACTTTGCACATTCCTGCTACCAGCAACGAGAACGCAATCTACCCGGTCACCTCTCATCAGATTTTGAACACGACTGGTGCTATCCACATCCTTGAAAGCGGCACCTTGGACTTGTACGACACATTGGAAGTCCCCGAGCCGGTGGTGTGGGATGGCGGACTCGGCGGCGACGAGTTCGGCCCAGCACAATTTGCTTGGAGTGCGGTTCCCAGCGTTCAAGTCATAACGGCCTATCCAGGTATTTACGCGGACAATTCTGGTAGCGTTTTCCGCAATCTCGGGATAACGGGCCAAAATAACGGATTAATGTTGGATTTCGTTCTTGGCTCTGCCTACAACATCCATTTTTACAACGATGCGTTTGTGATGGGTTCCGGGAATGCTGATTATATGGGGATAGCGGTTTACGGAGTCAGCCAGGTCAACAACACGTTTGACCATGTGCTGTTTTCATCCAGCGCCCCGACCGCTACGTACGCAACGCTGTCTCCTCTCGTTCTTTACAATTCATCGGAGGATTTGACTTTCACGAACTCCTTCTGGGTTGGGAGAGGATTCCTGGACGATGTGCCGACGATTCTGACCTCTGGGGGTTCCGTCAGTTTCGAGGACACCTACGCGCAGGGAGTTCGCACGCCGATGTTCATGTTCTCGACCAACGAACAAACTTTCTTGCGCGTCAACAAGGCTGTGAACGATACGTCCAACTCGGCTTACGTAGCTAACTGGCAATCGAATATGGGGCAGCCTGGAATCAGCAACGCCGAAATCTACGATACAGGAGATACGGGCGGGGAAACTGGAGGCCGACCAGGAGTTGTCACCGGCCAGCCCATCTTGGGACTGCGTGATTATTCAGGTGCGACTTATCCCGGCCAGAACGTGAGTACCTTCCAACACCGCGCCTTCCAGGAAATGGTCATTCCGGTTTACAACCCTTTCACGACCGATCCCCCGGGATTTTATACCGGCGAAACGGAAGTGCGGGAGCCGCTCCACTTCCCAGCGCAGCACCATATCTTCTGGGATATCGTGCCGCCTACTCCAACCGTGGCGCGTTCAGCGGGCGGGTCGGTGCCGGTCGGGACGTTTACCTATTCAGTCGCCGTTGTGAATGTCTGGGGAGGGATGACGACCCCGGGTGCGGTGTCAAATACATGCACCACGACGAGCGGTAATCAAACCTGCACCTCAACGTGGGCTACTGTTCCGGGAGCGATAGCCTATAACGTCTTCCGTAATAACGGTGGGGTGATCGGGTGCGAGAACGTCACCGCACCGACGACGACCTGCGTCGATACAACCGCTTCCACTGATGGCGGCGACGTACCGCCCAGTGCTTCAGGTGCAGGTAATCCCGATATCGGACCGTTGGGCGGCCTGTTCCCCGCGATCATCGACACCGGCGCGTTCACTTTCTCTGCGATTACCGGCAGCACCCAGTGCTTGCATGTGAACTCTTCAGGTATTGTCAGCGGTACGGGCTCCGATTGCGGATCGGGAGGCGGTAGCGGAATCAACATCACTGTGAACGGCGGAAGCAACCTCGTTTCCCCGGCCAACTTTCAGTCAGGCCCGGCCTATGATGGAATTACGATCAATGCTCTGAATCCCTCGGGCTCAAACGTAGACTTCCAGTTGAGCGGTGTTGCGACGGAGGCCTTCCTTCCGGCCACGACGGTATTTACCGACCAATCTGCTACATTCGGGGCTCACACATACGACCTGAGCGCGGCGTCTGTTCTCAAGATTCCGGTGGGCGCGGGACTGGCTCCCACGGCCAACGGTTCTATTGGCTACGACTCAACCGCAAACAAATATGTCTTTGGACAAAATGGATCAACGGTTAGTCATTCGTTGCCGGGAACATGCACGAACCAAGCCGTTACGGCCACCAGCGCCACCGCGGTTCCTACCTGCACCACTATCACATCCGCCTATGTCAACAACAGCATCGCCCTGACCGGCACGGACATCAACACATCCAACCAGGTCACGGTAACGCACTTGGCCGCGGCCCTTCCTATAAACCAAGGTGGAACAAACACAACAAGCACCCTTACCGGTTTGGTTCGCGGCGGAGCATCCTACACCGCGGCTGAACTGAGCGGAGATGCCACCACTTCAGGATCAAATGCGGTCACTGTTGTAAAGGTTGACGGCGTTTCATATCCTTCAGGTCCATCGGTTCATCAGGTTCCTGTGGTTACAGCGTCGAACACGGTTACCTATAAGACCATCACGGATTGCAACGGGTCTTCAAACGCCCTGAACTACACGCAATCAACGGACCTATTTAGTTGTTTGTCTATCAGCACTCTGAGCAACCCTATGACCACACTGGGCGACACCATTTACGGTGGCGCTGCCGGTGCGGTTACTCGTTTGGCCGGTCCGACTACGCCTAACGGAATTCCCCAGACCTTGACCGATACTCCTGCCGCCGGAGCCGCGGTTGCGGAAACCTGGTCGATTCCGGGAGTGGCAATCGACGCCCAGACCGGGACAACTTTCACGGTTCCGATTACCGATGACGTTCACTTTATCACGGGCAACAACGCTTCCGCAACCGCGTGGACCGGATTCACGCTGGCCAACAACTACGCCTTCTCGTTCCAAAACCTGGGCGCGGGACTGATTACCTACACCCCGGCCTCCGGAACAGTGAATGGTGGGTCAACTCAGATCGTTCCTCAGTATGCCTTCGGATTCCACTACACCGACAATACCAACACTTTCATGCCGGTCATGCCCACGTTGCAGAGTTTTCCTTCCTGCGCGGATTCAAGCGGCAACCACTTGAACTTTACGACGGCCACGGGTTTGTTCTCCTGCGGTACGTCTACCAGCGGTGCTGACAAGGCCCTCGACAATTTGGCTAGCGTGAACATCAACACGTCCCTACTAGCACAAACCGGTGTGGACCTGGGCTCAACGACCAAGCCATTTCGCAACTTGTTCTTGTTCGGAGCGGGCACATACAGTTCTACGTACCTAGAACTGACGGGCACCCCAACAAGCACCCGCACCATCACGATTCAGGACGCGTCCTACACGGTTATTGGCCGCGATACTACGGATACGTTGACCAACAAGACTTATGACACCTCAGGCACCGGAAACGTACTCAAAGTGGCCGGAACGCAAATTACCGCGATTGCCGGAAACACGGGCACTCTAGGAACGACGACCGGTGCCTTCACCTCAGGCAATTGCGTCAAAACCGATGCCAACCACAACTTGGTGGACTCGGGCGGCGCTTGCGGTGGTGGTGGCGGCACCCCTTGCACCACAACCGGAAACTCAATCCAGTATGACAACGCAGGCTCATTCGGTTGCTTGGCGGAATTCACATACGCATCTTCGACCATCACGGTTAGTTCAACCGGTAAGATCGACCTAAGCGCCGCATCCGTTACAGCAGGCCTGAAGCTGCCTGCCGCAGCCGGAGCCGCACCGACCGCGGATGATTTCATAGCATTTAATACCACCATCCATGCCTTGGTTGTGGGGTCTAATGGCAACACCGTTGTTGAGGCCGCGGCAGCCCTAGGGACAACGGCATCGACCACTTGCACGAACCAGGTGGTCACGGTCATCAGTTCAGTGGCGGCTCCCACTTGCGCCACAGTGACGAACGCCATGCTGAGCAGCGCGGTCACAACCGTGAACACAGTATCGTGCACGTTGGGTTCAAGCTGCACAGTTAACCCTCCCTTGGATAAGAGCGCGACCGGATTGGCCAACCCAACCGCGGACGCAACCTTCACCTACTTAGGCACTTCAACCACCGGCTTCACCCTGGCCGGAACCGCCCCAGCGTCTGTTGCAACGTCA